CGGATCTTCCGGACCTCGCTCTCGGGCCGGAGCCATTCCTGGGGCGTCCCGTAGCGCTCCGCAACCCCGCGGGTGATCTTGTCCATGTCGTAGACGTCCCAGGCGCTCGGATCCTGCGTGGCCTGAACGACGCTACCCGTGAACATCAAAGCCCCCTGGGCCGCCTTCGTTTCGAAGGCCCTCATGGCCATCGCGAGCTTGCTGATGTAGTCAACCTCGATCCCCTGGTCGCGGAGCTCCTCCGGGACCGGCGCCAGGTAGCCGGCGCGGTAGAGAATCCAAAAGACCCGCGAAAGGAGCGGATCGTAGAGCTCGACCTGGAGGCGCCCCAGGGCCGGCCCCAGGAGCGCGAGCTTCTCCTCAGCAAGCTCGAGGACCTCCGTTGCCGTCATGTTCTTGTCGCGAGAGGCCAGGAGCGTGAACAGGTCGACGAAGAAACAATCGTTGATGGCCTGGCGCCGTTGGTTTTCGTACTCGAGATTGACCTGGATCCGGTCCGGGACGTATAGCGGCCGCGGGCCTTCCCCCGGCCCGGGCTTGTAGTAGTTCAGCCCTCCGGGCGTCAGGCGCAGAGGGGCAAGCCTCATCTCGTCCGGGACGAGAAGCGGCGGATCCGCGATCTTCTGCATCGCCTTGATATCGGTCTTGCTCATCTCGTTGAGCATTTTGACATCGGCCAGGGCGTCCATGCCGGGAGAGCGGCCGTAGACCTCCTCGGAGTCACGGAGCCATCGCGGGGTCATGTAGGGCATCTCGAGATATCCGCCGACCTCGAGGACGTTCTTCGATTCCCGCTCGACGTAGAGCGAGGCGATCGGCATATTCTCGCGGCCCCATTTGAGCCGGCGGAGCTTGCTTTGCTTGTCGTAAAAGAGCTCGACGTCCTGGCGAGGAAACACCGCGTGGATCACGTCGTGCTTTTCATCCGGGTTCTTCGTGGCCTGATCCTGGATCTTCTTCGAGGCCCTCTTCCCCCAGGTCTGTATGATCTGCCTGACCGTGTAGGGCTCGAGGCGATAGACCGCGTCAACGACGCCCTCGGCGTTTTCGTCCAGACAGATCCGGCCGATATTGAACGTGACGAAGTTGAGCGGCCGCCGGGTCCCCTCCGTGATGAAGATGTTTCCCGTGCCGCACCACCCGAGATCGGTATAGACCTCGTGGATCCCCATCCCGAAGTTCGAGGAGTTCAGCGCGTCGCGCATCCTCTGCGAGGTATCGCGGAGCCAGGCCTTGACGGCCGGCATCCGGGCCAGGGCCTTGTCCTTCGTCGTGAGCTCGAACCAAGGCGCCCCCGGGCTCGTCATGTGGCCATAGAGGCCGTTGGCGAAGATCCGGAGGGCCTTCGTGGCCGTCCCGTCGAAGATCCTGGAGCTCCGTTTCGCGCCGAGGGTTCCCTGGGTCGTGACCGTGGCCTTGACGGGGATCATGTATTCCGCGATCTCCTGGATATGGGCCTTGTAGGTCCCCCGATCGGCGTCGAGCTTCTCGAACCGGCGGACGATATCCTCGCCGCTGTTTTGCATCACTTCGCCCCCTTGTTTCGGCTACGGTTGTATTCGTTCCGACACTCCGGGTGTTCATGCGATCCGTTATACGTTTCCCTCATGTTTTCGGGATCGTCCCAGGCCTTGCAGAACGGGCACTTCCTTTTCCGAGGATCTCCGGTCGCCTCGTAGGCCCTTTGCCGGCGATGCAAGAGCTTGTGATAGGCATTGTCCTGGCAAATGACCAAATCCCCGCCCCGCACCTTTCCGTTGTGGTGATGGACGACGGAGCCATCAGGAAGCGACTTTCCGAGAGCCTTCGCGGCCATGTAACGATGTTCGTCGATCGAGCCATTTTTTTTCGCGTTCGGGTGAGTAGGAATCCAAAAGGTCTTGTACCATTTCCCCTCGTACTTCCTTCCTTTCCCTGTCACGTTTGCCGTCGGTAAGTATACGGAATAACTCATTTTATTCTCCAAGAAGTTTCTTCTTCACCGCGCCGGCGGCTTCCGTGACGCCCTGGGCGCTCGTGAGCATGGTCCGGGTCTTTTTCTTGGCCTTCGACGCCAGGATCCGGAGGCGCTCGGCCTGGGCCTCGCTCGATTCGCTCGCCGAGGCCCCGGGACCGGCCGGCTCCGCCGGCGGCGGCGCCTCGATATTGGGGATCTCCGGCATCTTCGGCGTGAGGAGACCACCGACCCACTCAAAGGGTTTCGTTACTGCCTTCACCGCCCAATCAAAGGGTTTCGTTACTGCCTTCACCGCGCTTCCCATGACCTTGACCTCCTATCGTCCGAATGGGTTGTAGTCGATGATCGCCTGGCCGCCGTGGCCGCGAGGCGCCTCGTAGCCGAAAGGGTTGTAATCGGTCTGCGCGAAGGCCGGCGCCCTTGATTCCCCGCCGAACATAAACGCCGGCTGATAGACCGAAACACGCTCCAGGGCCAACAGAAGGTAAGCCGTCGCGTGCCGGTAGTGGTCCGGGCCGACCTGCTTGTATTGGTACTCCTTCGAGCCGTCCTTGTTCTCGACCAGGACCTTGACCAGGTTGCACATTTCCAAAACGTATTGCTCGAGCTCCTGGGAGCGCCGCGGAAGGATGAACCGGCCCGAGGTCGTCGCGGCCGTGTGGACGCGGTCCAGGATCTCCGTCCGGTTTATGACGACCTGGCGCTCGTCCAGGTTCCAACGGGCGTCGCCGCGTTGATGGACCTGGTAGTCGCATAGAAAGACCGGGAAGGCCTGGCCTCTCTGGAATTCCCGGGCTTTGTGTAGTTCCGGCTCCATGTCGATCACGCAACAATCGACATTGAAGCGGATCCCCAGGTCACGCAATTCGTGCCAATCCTTGTGGCGGCCGGCGTAGCAGACCTTGACGACGCCCGGGGCCGGCTTGTAGCCAATGACAACGTGCAGCCAGGAGCCGACGTCGACACCCATCGCGGCCGGCCCAGGGTGACGCGAGTCCATCGGGTCCGCGCTCGTGCAAGCCCACAGGTCCGAGGGCTTGATCCGGTTGGCCGCGTCGACGTAGGCCATTGCGAGCTTCGAATTGTAAAAGACCTGGCGCTCGCCGGGCGTGAGCTCGGAGATTCGCTCATACTCGTTGAGAATGACCGTCGGGTCGACGTACAGCGAGTTGAGTTGCGAGATCCAATAGCCCCGGAGGTCCTTGACGGAGGGAGCCTGGGCGATCCATTCACCGTCGCGCGGGAAGATCTCGGCCCCGCACCGGACGCACGACCGGAACGCGGAGCCGTCACGGCGTCGAGAGAGGCATCGAGGGAATTCAAGCTCGAGGATGGTCCGCGTGTTGCAGGACCGGCAAAGGATCGCCCAGGCTTGTTGGTCCGATTTTTTATAGTCAGCGTCCACGCCATAGTCCGGGATCGTCGGCGTCGAGAGCTTTTCGATCTCCTTGATCTTGGAGTGGGCGACGCGCTCGGTGGCCAGGGCAACCATAGACGGGTCCATTTCGTCGTATTCGTCCTCGACGATCCGGTCGACCGGGATGCTCTTGAGCTTGCTCGAGGACGAAGCGAGGCCCTGGATCCGTTGGGTTGCCCTGGCGCCTCGGAGGTAGAGCATGGCAGAATTGATCCGCTTGATGTTGGCCGCGTCCGTGGACTGAACGAAAGAGCCGATCGCCTCCGGGTTCGAGTCGATCAGCGTGTTGAACCGGGCCTTCGAGAAGTCGGAGACGTCGTCCGCGGTCGGGAAAAGATGGAGGACGCCCTGGCGATACCGCTTGTGAATCATGCCGTGAAGGGTCTTGAGGACGGACTTCTCGGTCCATCCCATCTGCGAGCCCTTCTTGGCGACCTGGTGCGGGTGCGTGTCGCGGAGCGGCCCCGCGAGGTACTCGTGGGCCTCGTGCGCAAAGGGTCCGCTCTGGAGCATGATCCTTGAGGCCTGGGTCCAAAACCAGGCATCAACGGCCATCAACCGCTCTGGAACGATCCTGGCGCGTTTGGAGGCCATTTCTGATTTACCCCGTGGTGGACACGGGTCATCGGCCTTTACGCGCTCTGAATCGATCCTAACGCGTTTTACGGCCTTTTTTGCCGGCCGCCTTGCCGCGCTTTGCATTTTTCTCGTTGAGGCGTCGCTCATAGTCCCTTGTCACGGCCAGGAGGAGCTCGCGCTCGTCCGCCGGGATCTCGTCGTAGTTGATCGGGCCGCCGCCCGGCCCCGAGAGCTCGAGGCGCTCCTTGTAGAGCCCGAGCAGCTTCTGCGCATCCTCTCGGGCCTCGACCTGGGTCGAGATCGCGTCGACGTCGATCGCGATAACCGTTTCGTCCGAGCTCGAGGCCAGGATCCGGTAAGCCTTCTCGCCGGCCGGCGCCGGGAGATCCTGGCCGTTGAGCCTGGCGGCTTCGCGCTCCAGGTACTCGGCCCAATTAAAGACGGCGCCCTTGACCTTGAGGATCTTGGTTTCCTTGCGGTCCAGGTCCCGGCGAAGGCGCCGGGCGAGCTCGTCTAACGTGATCCCGTGCTGTGAGAGAGCATCGGTCACGGGATCCGCGAGAGCCTTGTCGATCGCGGCTTTCGTGACCCTTTTCCCGTTCATGCTAAGTACTTGATATCAAAAAGAAATCATCCCTGCAAAGTGCAACGTATCCGTGCATCGCAGGGGTGAAACAGAGAAGTGCATCTGGAGAGTGAAAAAAAATATTTTTTCGATCTAATGATTTCGCATAGTTACGGCGTTTTTACTGGTGCGGAGTGCAAAATATTTTTAGGTTGTCTCCTTTCGTTCGCTGAATTTTGCGCGCATGAAGGCGAGCATGAGGACGTCGTAGGAAAAGGCGACGCGGCGCCTGGCGCGTCCTTTCCGCTTGTAGAGCAGGACGCCGGCCTCCTCGAGCTCCGGTTTCATCTTGATCGCGGTCCGTCGCGACAGGCCCATGAATTCCGCCAGGGTATCCCATCCTTCGAGCATTTGTGCCATGATTGCCATACCTCCGAACCTCCTCC